ACCACTGTACGTGCGTTTTTCCGGGTCATAGTTTGACGGCACCTGNATGATGCGACCGCGGATATGGTAGTTCACCGTCATCTGCTGACCACCAAACTGCTCCGCATCCACCTGCATCCCCACAATGGCCGTGTTCGGGTAGCACTGTTTCACATCGATGATTTCGGTGTATGACGACCACAGCGTTCTGTTCTGCAGCTGGTCCGTGGTGCTGTCCGCCGTCTCCCTGACCATCCGGATGTTAAAGGGGCGGGGAGGCAGATTATCCAGAATCACCGAGGCCAGGAACTGTGAGGTGGTCTTGCCGTTAATGGTGACATCCTTTTCTGTCACCCAGTTACCGTTACGCTGTAACTGAATCAGCAGACGGACAGAGGACGGATTACGGTCACCCTTTGACGTGGTCTCCACCAGTGACTGCACCCCGAAGGTCACCCGCAGGCGGTCAATGTTCGCTGACGTAATGGTGCGTGTTACCGGTTTTGCCTGGTCACTTCGACACCCAGTACAGTTTCAGAGCCGGAGGACTCAAAGCCTTCCGGTGGTGTCTGCTCCTGCTCCCCGGCACGCCAGACCGCGGTCACACCGTGTATCACGGGATTACCGTCCGTGTCCGTCAGCGGGGTTTTGTTCACCAGAATACTCTGCAGGCCTTTCACCGGGCCATCTATCGGTCCCTCACCAATCGCATCAATCACGCTCATCATCTGCGTGGATTTGAGATTATCCTTCGCCTCACGAGGCGTGTGTGCCTTACCGCCACCTTTTCCCATACAGCCTTCCCCTGAATAAATTAACCGCCACTTGCCATTCCGTACAGAAGTCGGATATCCTTCGCCCGAAAAGCATGAAACACATTTCTGCCATGCTAAAGAGAAACCCCGGTATCAGCAGATACCGGGGTTTTCTTTCATGCCCACCGATAATCCTGTTGGTTAAAACCGGTAATGGCATAAAAATTCTGAATATCTTCACATTTTCACACACTGACTGTGGCGCTTATAATTTCGCTGCGTTAGTGTTTTTTTGCCCGAGTAACAAAAACAACTCCTTAACATTGATCTTCATTTGTCTGTCCCCGCAGCTCCGCGATCACTGCGGGATTTTTTTATGTTTTATCCCTGTCGCCCGATAACCACGACCGTTCCGCCCCCGCCTTCATCACGGGTGCTGATGTCCTGGGATATACGGCGGGAGCCAACCAGCATTTCCCCGTAAGGCACCGGCATCGGGTTCCCCTGGGCAATCATGTTATCCAGCGAGGAAAAGTACGTGTTCTGTCTGCCGTTATCCGTTGCGCGGTAATCCGGTGTTTTTGCCTTCGGGGCCAGCATCTGGGCCACACCGCCCAGAATCATGCTGGCTCCAAGTGAAAACAGCATCGTGGTGGCAGAAAAACCACCGGCTGCCAGGGCTGAACCCCATAACGCCATTGATGCCCCGGCAGTGAAGAAAGAGCCCACGATGGCTGCCGCCCCCAGCACAATCTGCAGTCCACCCTTTCCGGCCCCGGCCAGTCGCGGCACAATGTGGATGACCGTTCCCTCACCCAGCTGTTCGTGAAGACGGGCGTACACCGCCTCCGGTGCCGTGTCATAACCGGCAATACGTATCTGGTACCAGCCTTCGTTCATCTGACGGCGAAAGCCCGGCATCTGCATCGACAGGGCGCGAATGGCTTCCGCTGCCGTGTTCACATACAGGCTGAGGCGGCGGCCAAATCGTTGTAAATCCCCGTGAAGGCAGATGCGTGCCAGTGGCGGTGACGCCAGACAGAATGCGTTCGTCGTTGCCATTTTTCGGAATACCTCTCCCGTTTACTCAGTTGTTCAGGCAGATGGTGAAGCAGCTCACCGTTGCCGCAGTAAATGGCGGCATGGTTCGGTACCGAAGCACCAAAGCAGCACAGCAGAATATCGCCCGCCTGTGCAGAGGACAGGGGCACCCGGTAAAAGCCGGTGACCGCCATATTGTCCAGGTAAAGGTTCTGACCGTTGCGCCACCAGTCATCCTCGCGATGAAAATCCGGCATTTCAGTCCCCGCCAGATGATAAGCATCCCGGAACAGCGTGTAACAGTCCGTCACCCCGTGCTCAAAGCGCCGTCCTGTCAGATGTGGCACACAGCGGAATTTGTGAATGTCACCCCGGCAGACCAGCCACCAGGGCAGTGCGCTTTTTATCTGCAGCCGCCGGTCAGCCTCGCTCAGCCAGGGCAGCCCACCGGGATGACTGTGGACCAGTGCCACAATCTCCCCCTGCATCTCTGCCCGCAGCCAGTCTTCCGGTGCGATACGAAAATACGCCTCCGGCTCTGCAGAAATATTCACACAAGGGATATACCACTCCCCCTCCGGCGTGCTTATCACGAAGCCGCACGACTCCGCAGGCGCACACCGCCGGGCATGCGCCAGAATCGCTGATTCAGTCTGTGTCATAAACCGGGATTTACTGCGAAAGTTTATTAATGGAAAGGAAACCGCCAAAATTGCCGACATTCCTGCGCAGTTCACACCCGCGCATGCACTTGCTGCATCTGTCCTTACGGATATCCGCGGTGGGTTTATCGAACTCATCCGCCACAGCCCCGCCCGTGTAACCACACTCATCAGAGCGGTAGGTCCACATACAGGTGTTCGCCAGCATGATACGACCGGGAAACAGCGCCCCGTCCGTCTCGGTCGGTGTGGCCAGCACAAACGAGGCCGTCATGGCTGTCAGCTGCGACATCTGCTCCACCACCCAGCGGTCACTCAGCTCCTGCTCCGGGTCCGCCGCCGGATTGCCCGCAACGAAATTCACCGCATCCAGAAAACGGGCATACACCCGGCGGCGGACCACCGTGGCCCCCACCAGACTCTGCAGGTCCTCCGCCATCCCGGTGACAAGGCCAAACAGATTGGACACCGTCAGCGACGGGCGGGCACTGCTGCCCCGGCCGTTCATCTCAAAGCCGCTGCCGTCAATCGGGTATGCCTCATACTTACGCCCCTGCCAGGTGACCGGCTCCCCTTTTTCATTCAGCTCATTACAGAAAAAATACCGCTCACCACCCTGTACCGTCAGGTCGATTTCCCAGAGTACCACCCGCGGTGACTGCTCTGACTTAACCGACTCGTTCAGACTTTCTTCGCGAATATCCTGCATCAGTTCACCACCTGCTCAATCGTACAACTGAAATCACTGTACCGGGCATTATCCGTGACACTCCACTCACGGCACACAACCCTCACCGTTCGGTTATGTTTCGGCGGTCGCCACAAAAAGGCACGGTAACCACCATGCCACGATAAAAACTCTTCCAGCCATCGCCGGGTCGCCTCATCCGTAACCCGGAACACCGCCTGAAACGTCTTCAGTCGGGCATTAAGTCCCGTCGGGCGGCGCTGTTCATAACCGTCACCAAACCGTACCCTCGCCACCGACGGTTTCTCACTCACCTGCATCCCTTCACGCGGGACCAGATGCAGCGTTTTTATCTCAGCCACTCAGCATTCCTCCGTCACGTCGCATGGACAGCATCACCGCCTGCACCCGCTGGTCAATCAGTTGCACAAGGCTGCCCGCAGCTTCCGGCCCTATCTGGCCATTAGTCCCGTCATTCTGAATGGCGATATGGTAGACCGGGGAATACACCAGACCCGCACTGCCGTTCATACTGCCCACCGCTCGCACACCCAGCGAGCCATCCGCCGCCCGGGTCAGGGGCATAATGGCTTCAGGACCGGCCTCCCCCATCAGTCCCGCCCCTTTTGCAAAGNCAAAGTACGTGGGCGTGTCCACAATACTGTTGCTGTACGCACTCAGGTTTGCCGAGGTAAACACGCCGCCTTTTGCATTGGCCACCGCCCCGCCCAGCCAGTCACCAATGCTGCCGAGAAATCCTCCTACACCGGACATACTGTTTGCCGCCGTCTTGATCCCGTTGACAATCGCGGCATTCATAAGAACTTTTGATATTTCCTGCAGCACTGATGAGGCCCAGCTGCGCCATTCCACTTTATTCCCGTTCAGCACCTCCGTGATGTTATTCACCATCCCTGAGATACCCTCCGTCGCAAGCTGTGCTGCCTGTGAGGCGTAATCGGACGCATTATCCACCCAGTTACTGAACCCCTCCTGCAGCCCTTTCTGCCAGTCCGCACGCTGCACATCCGATTCGGCATAAAAGGCTGCCTGGTCCTTAAGGCGTTCGCTCAGATACTGCGCGTTCTGTGCCCGTGCCTGTCTGTAAAAATCCTCACTGATATCCCCGGTCTGATACTGAGACTGNAAGGTCCGCATCCTTCTGGCGGAAGCTGTCGCGGATCTGCTGCAACTCCCGCATGCGTTCCCTGGCTCGTTCTCCCTGCCCGTACCCCAGCAGTTCGGCTTCATTTGATGCACGCGCAGCCACATTATCATTCTTCAGGGTCTCTTCCCGGTACCGCAACTGCTCCCGGATTTTTTGCTGGTCAATCAGGGCCGCATTGCGCAGCAGTTCCTGCTTCTGTATCTCCGTCAGGGTTTTCAGTTCGCCCTGCGCTGTCTGGTACTTCAGCTTCGCCAGTTCTGTATTCTGACCCGCCAGTGCCAGTTGCTCTTTCTGCTGCTTCAGTAGCCGGGAAAAACTGTCTTCCGCTTTTTCCGTCTCTGATTTTCCACCCCGGGATTTGGGTTTATTCGCCTCGTTATTGCGCCAGGCTTCCAGGGCATTACTGATATAACGTTGTCTCGCCTCCTGATACGGATCACCCACAAAACCGAGGTCATCCGCCGCATACCCCAGCCGGGCACGCTCTTTTTCTTCCCCTTTCAGTCTGGACAGGGCCAGCTCACGCTCTGTTTTTGTCAGGGCACTCTGCTGTTTATCATCCAGAGTGGCCTGTGGCAGCCGTAACGGCACATTCACCAGTCCCTGCCGCTGCTGAAGCAGTTCATTACCCAGCCCCAGCAGACGGTTGAATTCCGTATGCTGACCGTTCATAACCAGCATGGACTGGTACACCTTATTCTGCTCTGCCGCCTGCTGACGAATTAACGCCACACGACGGTCTTCCAGCCCGGCAAGCACATCCTGAATGGACTGCG